CCACTAGCAATAAAAGCTATTATTAATGGAACATATAGTGTTATTGCTAATAAATTCTTAATAACTTTATCTTGATAACCGGATTTAGTCATATTATATTATTATCTTATTAAAAAAATGTTAAATATTATATAATTAAAAATTTATTAATCAATAGAAAATTAATTATTATTTATAAATTGCTTTGCATTGTTTTGGTAGCGTGACATTCAGTGCATAGTGCAACTAAATTTGAAACATGATTAGATCCCCCATATCTTAAATCTACTTTATGATCTACTTGAAATGTTGCTTTAAGTTGATCATTACAGTGTTTGCATCGCCAATCTTGTTGCGCCGCTACATATTTTTTTTTAGTTTCACTAACCGATCTTTTTGATGAATTACCTCCAGAATTTAACATTCTTTTCATTTGCGGCGTTACGGCATTATTGAAAGATGCATTTCTATTTAATTCGTCCATATCGCTTTTAACACTCGCAAAATCAAAAATGGGAGTCAACATATCAGTTGTGTTTCGATCTATTGGCATATATTTTATAATACTATTAGCGTGTTTAAACATGCCTTTTGATCCCTCGGGATTTTTCTTAATAAATAGATACAACGAAAGTCCAACAAAAGCATACGTTGCCATTTGAATATACTTTTTATCTATATGAAATATCTTAGTATATTTTCCATCATAATACGTATTTACTACTAAAAATGTAGTTATTGCAATAATAATCAATCCTATTCTCATTATATTTTATCTAGATTATTATTTGTTTCACTTCTTAAGAAGATATAAAATAAGTAAAATAATAAATAATACAGTTCCGATCATAATGTATTGCTTCCGCGATTTATATTTTTCTTTATTTATAACTTCTTTGGGTTTATAACTATCATAGTATTTTTCTAAACTATCAAAAAAGTCCATTTGATCCCATTCCATTTTTTCATGTAATTTATTAATAATAAAGTGAACCCATTTCATAAATGATTCTCTTGACCCTAAATATGGCGTTACTGGATATTTATCTAACATTTTTGCAAACTCATTTCCAATAGGTTTTTGAGGTAAGAAAAGTGGGATATTTTGAATCGTATCATAGTATTTCTTTTTGGTTACATCATTCGGATGTTGCGGATACATGACCGATATTGTCTGTAATGTAAATTCGAAATGCGGCATCCATATTTCTGGGTCTAATGGCATTTATATATGAAATAGACATAAAAACTACTATGTATAAACATATAACATTATGCAAAGAGGAAGAACATCATATCAATTCTGTAATAATTGTGCAAAACAAGGACATTTATTTAATCAATGTAAAATGCCTATTACTAGTATAGGTATAGTGGCTTTCATAAAAATACCCAATGGAACAAGAAAATACTTAATGATATGTAGAAAAGACAGTCTAGGATATATTGAATTTTTAAGGGGAAAATATCCACTTTATAACAAAGAATATATACAAGCATTAATTGATGAAATGACTGTATATGAAAAGGAAAAAATATTGAACGATGATTTTAAAGATTTATGGACAAATTTATGGGGAGACTTTGTAGGTATTCAATATCGTGGAGAAGAAAAGCATGCGAGGGAAAAGTTTACACAAATACAAAGAGGTATACAAATATTTACTGAGGGATCTTATGATCTTAAAAGTTTAGTTAATGATAGCAAAACAAGTTGGCAAACTCCAGAATGGGGATTTCCAAAAGGGCGTAGAAATTATCAAGAAACAGATATTACTTGTGCGTATAGAGAATTCAATGAAGAAACAGGGTATGTAAAGGAAGATTTAAATATGATCACAAATATTCAACCTTTTGAAGAGATCTTTATTGGTTCCAATTATAAGTCTTACAAACATAAATATTATATTTCGGAACTAATTTCTGAAGATCCGACTACAAATAATTTTCAGAGAAGCGAAGTAAGTGATATGAAATGGTTGAGTTTAGAAGAGTGTTTAACCTATATAAGACCGTATAATTTAGAAAAATTACAATTAATTAAAGATATTGATAAAGTTTTAGTTAAATATAGATTAATCTCATAATATATTAACTGATGGAAAAGGAAACGAAAGGCAGACAAAAACCTGTTAGAGTAAAAAAAAGAAAAGGTAAAATTAAAATTAAAAAGAAGGCCGTTGTTAAAAAGAGTTGTGACCAGTTAAAAGCAGAACACGGAGATTCAAAGAATATTGATTTAGAAAATAAAGAACAGGTTGAATTTTTGAAGTGCATATCTACAGAAAATAGGGAACAATTAGGTAGAGAGTCAGCTAAGTATCCATATTTGTATCCTTCATTGGATGATCCTAATTTTAATGTTAAGATAGCAACTAAAAAGGAGTTCTATGATAATCGGTATGAAGAAAAAAGCCGAGAAGATTTTGATAATATTAAGGAAGTGGCTCAGCGACTATGTGATAATACAGAATTTGAATTAGATCCGCATCAAATGTTTGTTAGAAATTATATGTCATTTCAAACCCCATATAATGGACTTCTTTTATTTCATGGGTTAGGTACTGGTAAAACATGCTCTTCTATTTCTGTTTGTGAAGAAATGAGAACTTATTTAAAACAGTTGGGGATTACTAAACGAATAATTATTGTAGCTTCGCCCGCTGTTCAAGAAAATTTCAAAATTCAACTCTTTGATGAACGAAAATTAAAAGAAGTCAATGGATTATGGAATATTAAAGCATGTACTGGAAATAAGTTTATTAAGGAGATTAATCCTATGAATATGAAAGGTTTATCAAGAAATAGAGTTGTTCGTCAAGTAAAACGAATTATATCACAATCTTATCATTTTCAAGGATATATAGAGTTTTCTAACTATATTAGTCGGGTGATGCAAAAAACCGTGGGTAGAGACGATACTCCGGATATAATTAAAAGAAAACAACGTAGGGCATTACAAAAAGAATTCTCAAATAGAATGCTTGTTATTGATGAAGTTCATAACTTAAGAATTACCGACGATGGTTCGGTAAAACCCAGTTCAGAAAAATTATTAGCTCTGGTAACAAATGCGACTAATTTAAAATTATTATTACTGTCCGCTACGCCCATGTTTAACGATTATCAGGAAATAATATGGCTTTTGAATTTATTAAATTTAAATGATAAAAGATATCCCGTGACCACAAAAGAAATTTTTGATTCAAAAGGTGCGTTTGTTCAAAATACTGAAGGAGAAGAAATTGGAAGGGAATTATTAATACAAAAAATGATGGGATATGTTTCATACGTACGTGGAAATAATCCATTTACGTTTCCATACAGTATATATCCTTTAGAAGCAGGGAATCCACAGTCCTATTTAGGAATGTTGGAAAGCGGTGAATGGGAATACCCCAATGTTCAATTAAATGGAGGCGCTATTATTGATCCAATTAAAGTACTTGATTTAACAATAACAGATATTGGAAGTTATCAAGGAAGAGGGTATAATTTTATATTAGATTCTCTCCGTAGAGATCCTAGATTAGCATCAATTCTAACCGATCCTGATAAAGGGCTTCCTTATACAGTACTTGAATCTCCTTTACAAGCTTTGAACATGGTTTATCCACATTATGAATTAGGAAGCGACGATGCGGAGGACGATTTATATACTTATTTATATGGGAAACGTGGATTAGATAGAACAATGTTATATGATGAATCAACAAAGTCGGAATTTAGATATAAAGATGTTACTCTTGAAAATTTTGGAAGAATTTTTTCACCAGGAGAGATTGGTAAATATAGTGCCAAAATAGCTTCTATATGCGAGTCTATTCGTAATTCTAAGGGAATTGTATTTATTTATTCGCAATATATTGATGGTGGTGGAGTTCCAATAGCATTATCTCTAGAAGAAATGGGTATTACGCGTTATGGAGGACGATCATTATTTAAAACTCCTCCTACTGCTCAAATAGATGCGCTTACGCTAAAATCCAACGAGGTTAGATATCCCGCAAAATATATAATGATCACGGGTGATAAAAATTTGACACCCGATGTTAAAACAGAGTTAAAGGCGATAACAAGTGCTAATAATATCAATGGCGAAGTAATTAAAGTAGTTATTGTTTCCAGAGCTGGATCAGAAGGATTGGATTTTAAAAATATTAGACAAACGCACATTTTAGATCCATGGTATAATTTAAATCGTCAAGAACAGATCGTTGGGAGATCAGTTAGGAATTTTTCTCATTGCGCGCTACCATTTGAAGATAGAAACGTTGAAATTTATTTATATGGTACGAGATTGGAAACAGATGTAGAAGCTGCTGATATGTATATTTATAGATTGGCGGAGAGAAAGGCAAAGAAAATCGCACAGATTGTGCGGTTATTGAAAGAAAATGCAGTAGATTGTTTGTTGAATAGAAAGGGGCAAGATTTTTCTGAAGAAAAGGTTAATAAAGTAATTGAACAAGAATTATCCAGTGGAGGTAAAATTAATTTAAGATTGGGAGACAAGAGAGGTAGTTTCATTTGCGATTTTACAGATTGCGAATATCAATGCAATACAGCAGTTCAAACTATAGATGAAGTAGATACTACAACATATAATGAAAATTTTATAATCATGAACATGGATAAGATTTTGCAGCGTATAAGACTATTATTTAAGGAATACTATATTTTTGATAGACAATCGTTAGTAGCTCTATTAACTCAAATTAAAAGCTATCCTTTAGATCAAATATACACAGCATTAAATTATTTAGTCACGGAAAAAAATGAATACTTAACAGATATGTTGGGAAGGTTAGGACATTTAGTGAATATTGGTAACTATTATATGTTCCAGCCCATAGAGCTAGGTACAAAACCAATTACTAGATTTGATAGGGTACAGCCACTTGATTATAAACGGGAAAAAATTATATTTAAACTACCTGACAATATCCCTTCATATGTTAAAGTTGAAGAAGAAGGTAAAGTAATGGAAGAAGATAATCAAATTATGGTCGTAATGGAAACTATTTTTCAAGAATTGCAAAATCCTGGATTTATAAGTAGTATTGATAAAGAAAATTGGGTAAAAGCCGCTGCATGGACTATTCTTAATTTGAATAGGTACAATAATATTGAAATGAATATACTGCTACAGCTTGCGATGAATCATATTCTAGACACTTTAAAATTCAAAGACAAATTGCAATTATTAAATTTAGTCTACACGAAAGAAGATAAATCACCTTTGGAAAATATTATTTTTTCATATTTTGAGAATTTAATTATCAGAAATGATCGATTTACAGGAATAGTTTTAGCAGATTTTTCTAAGCCTAGTGGCCATGAAACCTATACAATTCTTGCATTTATAGATGGAATATGGAAGTCAAGTAAAGAAGCTATAAGTGGAGGTTTGGCATTAGCAATGTTCAATAAATTTCAAGTAAAGGATATATCAAGAATAAATGATATTATAGGCTTTATGACAATTTTTAAAAGACAACAAATTGTGTTTAAAACAAAAGATATTAACCTGAGTAGTAAAGGGAGAACTAATAAAGGACAACGTTGTGATAGAGGAGAAGGTAAGAGTACGATTATTGCAAGAATTAATTCATTGTTATCAACAGGAGTTATGCCTATTAAATATGTAATGACAAAAAGTACAGTTACATCTATTTATGGTGAGGAAGCT